AAAAATATTCCACATTGCTGGAGTATTAATTGTTGATGATGCTATGCGTAATCAGAAAGATATCTTATCTGATATTCGTTCTTTACCTGGTATTACAGTAGTAAGAAATATAGAGATGGAACAAGATGCTACATCTAGATACTTTAGAAGTACAATTGAATGTAAAATCGATCCATACCCATATATTAAACAAAATAAATTTGATAGTGTTTCTACTATAGATAATATTATCCAACAAATCAAAAATATCAAAGGTGTAATTGGTTTTAAAGAAACAGAAGAACAATACTCAACAGAAAACTAAATCATGACTAAAACTGAATTAAGAGAAGTAATAAAATCTGTAGTGTGTGAAGAATTAAAAGGCTACACTAAGGATCCTGAAACTGGAAAGTATATAACTACCAAAGGAGGTACCTCTAAAGAATATAGTGATATTTTAACTAGAATAGCTAAAGGAACAGATAAATTAGATGAAGGTGAATCTCAAACCTATGAAGTTACTTATTACGTAATTAAGAATGATGATGATATTGATTATGATGAGACTGTAAAAGCTACATCTAAAGAAGATGCTATATCTAAAGTAAAAGCTAATGCCCCTAGAAATGCTAGAGCATTTTCGGCTAAATTAAAATAATAAATCGTGAGTAAACTATCCCTAATAAAACAATTAATCAAAGAAGAATTAGCTGATTTCATGCATCCGAAAGAAGCAGTTACTTTTGAAGATAATCCATTAGAATTCATTATCCAAAAGTACCCATCATTAGATGCTACTATGGCTGATTTATTGACAAATGAGTACAGAGATTATGTTACTGGTATTTACATAATTGCCCCAAAACCAACTACATTTAGAATTTTACTCCATAACGGACAAGAATTTTATCTTATATATGGCCCTAAAGCCTATATTGTTAAAGTATCAGGTAAAAAATATAACTTAATGAATATGACTGAAGAACAATTTGCTACTAAAGCAATAGCTCAGTTACTAGAATTAGGTATGCCCCCAGGAAGTGAAGGTCCACAAGAAGCCTCAGCAAACGAAGCTAATGTGGTTGATGAAGAAACTCCAACAGAAGAAGCACCCGCAACCAATGCCCCTGAAGAAATTAAAGAAGGTTTAAAAGAAGGTAAAAAATTTAGAATCATAACTGAAGCTACTGATGCCGAAGAAGGTATTGACATTCTAAAAAAAAACCTAAATTTAACAGATGAAAATTTTGTTAAAGTTTCTGCTAACAAATACAAATTATTAGTACCTAGATCTGAACGTATAGAATACATTAAAAAAATTCAAGCAATTGAAGGTTTTGATTACGACCCAAGTGCTAAAGGTTCATCAATTGGAGCTTTAACTTACAAAACATCAGCATTCTTATTAAAACCAACAGGAGCTCAAGGTAGAGCATCTGCCGGTACTGAAAATGAAGATATTTTAGAAAATGAGATTAAAAAGTATTTGGAGTTAGGTATAAAAAATGTTATATTTAAAGGTGCAAATAAATCTTATACTGTACCTAATGTAACAGGTGTAACTGGAGTAGGATATGATGTAGCAGGAGGTAAAAAAGCCGATATTGTTATAACAGGTACTGCAGGTAATTATCCAATTTCAATTAAAAAAGATAATGCTGGTTTCTGGGAAAGTGCTGATACTAGATATAAAACTTTAATGACTAAACTAGTATCTAGAATTTCAGATGGTGATTTTGCTCCTGAATTAGTTTTTAAACCTTTTGTTGATAAAATGGGTAATGAGAAAAAAGGCATCAATATAATGTATAATGATGTTACCAATACTAAAGTATCAGGTGTATTAGTAACAGATTTACCTGATAAAGAAGAAGAATCAATTATATTTGGATCAGATAAAGCAGTAGTAATTTATAAAACTTATACTGAAAGTGATTTTACTCAACAAGGTGATAACTTAATAATTAAAGTTTCCAAAATTATTGAAAACATGGAAGACGTTATTGAGTATGATTTAGAACCTGTTTTAAATATTAGACACGATTCAACAAGAAGTGCTACTGGTGGATTAAGAGCCACAGTCCAACCTAAAAATTTATTATATAGAGACGGAGCTGTAACTGGAAATAAAATAGAATTATCTTATAACGATATAGCATAATAAACATATAGACTGATTCATAGCCAGTCGAACATTAAAATTAACACGAGATCTGTGGCCTCCTATTTGGAGACCACAGTCTTTTTATGTATATTAACCCCTAGTAAAAATTATAAACATGAGTAAAAAAATAGTAATCGTTGGAGCCGGAGTAGCAGGTATTAATGCTGCTACTAAATTAGTAGACAATGGCTATCCTGGCCATTTAATTACAATTATTGATATGGGGAAAGATCCTCATAAACGATTACCAAGTGAAGTAATGACTGGTATGTTAGGTGCTGGTGGTTGGTCTGATGGTAAATTAACTTATCACACTGCAATTGGAGGTCAATTATCTAAATATTGTGGTGAAGATAAAGCAATGGAATTGATGGATCAAGTTATAACTAACTTTAAACGTTTCCATCCTAAACCTGAAGAAGTACAATGTTCAAACCCAGTTGCTGAACCTGATTTTATTAAACCTCAATTTGGTTTACGTTTATTCCCAGTATGGCATGTTGGAACAGATTATTTATTAGAGATTGCTAAAAACTGGTATGCGTATTTAGTTGATAAAGGTGTTAAGTTTAAATGGGAAACCAAAGTAACAGATATTGATTTCAACAAACAAGTATTACGTTTTGGTGATTTAAGAATGTTATGCCTATATGATGAACTTATATTTGGTGTAGGTAAATCAGGTATTGACTTTGGTAAAGTATTAGCTGAAAAATATGACTTACCAACTGAACCTAAATCGGTACAAATTGGTGTTCGTTTTGAAGCACCACAACACCACTTCCAAAAACTAATCGATGTATCATATGACTTTAAGTTATATCGAAAATTCGATGATAAAGGAGTATCATTACGTTCATTCTGTACTAACAATAATGCAGCATATGTTGCAGTAGAAGAAACATACGGAAATTATTCATACAATGGTCATGCTAAAAAAGATGAGAAGTATAGAAACGATATGACTAACTTTGGTATTATAATGGAAGTAAACGGAATTGAAGATCCATTTACTTGGAGTAGAAATTTAGTTAAAACCCTACAAGCCGATAATAAAGGATTATATTACTCACCATCTAGAGTACCTTCACTAACATCAGAAGGTAAATTCGTAGATGCAACTCAAATAAATGATTTTGTAATGGGTGAAGTAAGAGAGGCATTTGAAGGTTATTTCAGTTACATTGATAGTTTTATTGATGGAATGAAAAAAATCTTCCCAACATTAAAAGACGATTGGGGTATGTACATACCTGAAGTAAAATATCTATCTCCTGAGCCACTTGTTGATTATACCAATTTAGCCCTGACCAAGTATCCTAACGTACATTTCGTTGGTGATGCACTTTCCGCTAGAGGTATAACAGTAAGTGGTGCACAAGGAATCTACGTTGCCGAAGACATTTTGAAACACGAATAATTTTTATTATATTATATACATGGAAGAACAAGAACAAGATTACAAATCGAGAAAATTTACCTCAAGTGATGGTAGAACAATCATATACTTTGACGGAAAACTTCATTCATGGGATGAACCCGCTCTTAGGTATGCTAAGGAATTAAAGAAAAAAGATGAATACTATTTGTATGGTATAGAACATACTAAGGACGAATGGTTAGAAGCAAGAAGAGATAGACATGGAGTACCACCAGAAAAAAATCCACAAGTAACATCAAGATTTTAATATGAAAATAGGTCTATGTGGCACAGTTAGTGTCGGGAAAACAACATTAGTTAATGCTTTAAGGGAATTACCACAATTTAAAGATTTTACTTTTGCTACTGAACGTAGTAAGTATTTAAGGGATTTAGGTATTCCTTTAAACACTGATTCTACAATGAAAGGTCAAACAGTATTTTTAGCTGAACGTTTATCTGAATTAATGAATGATAATTTAATTACAGATAGAACAGTTATTGATGTGATGGCTTTTACACAATGTTCTAAAACAATTGATTCTTTAGATAAAGAAAAATTTAGAAACTATACTGCTGATTTTATTAAAGAGTATGATTATATTTTTTATATTTCTCCTGATGGAGTAGAAATTGAAGATAATGGTGTTCGTGAGACTGATGCTGAATATAGAGATTTAATTGATTTTACTATTAAACATTATGTTAACATAAATCATAATAAAATGAAAAACTATAAACAAATATCAGGCACAACAGAACAACGTATACAACAAATACTAGAAGTTATTTCCCTTTAATATTTATATCAAAATACTAAATTTAAACATATACTAAAAATGAATAACAATTTTGATTTAAAAGCCTCTAAAAGTCGTTTATTAAGCGAAGGGTACACTGAAACTAATTCTCTTGAAGAAAAAGAACTAAAACTTGCTACTGCTAAACCAACTAATGCTACAAACAGTATTAATTTTGCTCAAAGTGATGACGCAGGAGATGGTGGTGCTATGGAAGAAGGAACATTAGATGAAATGGCAAAAATCGCAGGTGATTTAAAATCAGCAATCGAAGCTGTACTTACTTCTAACCCAGAATTAGAAGGCCTAGCTCTTAAAAAAGCAATCAAAGGTGATTCAGCTGTAATCAATGCTTTAGATGGTGAAGATTTATATGATAACCAATTAAATAAATTCATCTCTTTATCTAAAGGTGAAAGAGAAGTAGGACAAAGAGGTAGAAAAGCAGACCCAAACAAACCTGCTGCTGAACCAAAATCTCCTAAAATTAGAATTACAACTCCAAAAGCTACTGCTGTTGCTGCTGAACCATCATCTAAATTAGCTGATTTAGCTCCTGCATCTATATTTGGTGGGGGTGAAGAAGATGAAGAAGATGTTGCTGCTGAAAAACAAGCTATTGCTGCTGCTAAAGGTGGTAAAAGATTAGGATCTGCTGCTGAGAAATTAGCTCAAGTAACTAAAGAAATGAAAGCTTTAATTCCTGCATATCAAGCTGCTAAAGGTACTCCTGAAGCTGCTACTATCACAGCACAGTTGAAAGACTTAACTGCTGAGAAAAAAGCATTAGAAGCTAAAGTCTTCAAATAAAAAACAACCAAATTAGTTATGTCTGAAAACAATCAACTTCCCTTAAAGGAAATTATAAAACAAGAATGGGTCCGCTGCGCGCAGGACCCAGTCTATTTTATGAAAAAATATTATTGGATTCAACACCCACAAAGAGGTAGGATCCAATTTAATTTATACCCATTTCAAGAAAAAGTATTGCTCCAACTCCAAAAGAACGAGTATACAATCATAAACAAATCACGTCAGTTAGGTATATCAACACTTGCCTCCGCTTACTCTCTTTGGTTA